GAAAAGAATGCGCCAACCTCCACATCTTCGTCACGACTGAACAAGTCTCAGCGGGAACAACTCCACGCCCTCCTAACAAAAGCGTGGTGGCCGTTCGATCGAGCCGATCCAAAGGTGTTGAACTTGACGCACCTGTCTATCGTCGAAAGAAAACCGAAAACAACTAACTTACCCGAAGCACTTTTATAAGGAGAAAGCAATGGAACAAAGAATCAACGGCATCAGCGCTGACGACATCCAAGTCAGTGGCAACCATTACAAGGATATGCCGATCCAGCCTTGGCACATCATGGAGGCCGTGCTAACGCCCGAGGAGTTCGTAGGGTTCCTCAAGGGCAACATCATTAAGTACAGCCTGCGTGCTGGGCGCAAGGACGGCAGCGATGACGCTGGCAAGGCCAAGCACTACATGCAGAAGCTCACCGAGTTCCGGGGGTACTGACATGGCTGACACACCAGAGAAGAAAGTAAAGAACGCTGTGCGCAAGCTGCTGGACAGGCTTGGCATCTACCACTTCATGCCCCCGGGCATGGGGCTGGGGCGCTCGGGTATCCCCGACATCATCGGCTGCTACAAGGGGCGCTTCATCGCCATCGAGTGCAAGGCTGGTAAAGGCAAGACCACCGCGCTGCAAGAGCGCGAGTTGATTGCGATATGTAACGCTGGTGGGTTCACATTCGTGGCCCGTGAAGACACTATGGAAGAACTGGAAGGAAGGCTGTTGCTATGGATAAGATAAACCAAGAAGAGTGGGATGCCACCATTGCGCAAATGCACAGTGCACCCAAAGAGTTGCGCGATCACTTCGCACAGTTGATCATTGCGTTGTCGAAATGCTATCTCAAAGACTCGGGCTGCAAGGCCGTTGTCATTGTCGATACTGGAGCGTCACTACTCACGTTCGCTGCTGGCGCAGAAGAAATGGAGATGGCCGACATGCTCATGCAGGCTAACGAGACCGTGCAGGCAATTACCATGCAAGACGCACCACCCAAGGAGATGTTCAATTGAGCACACCATTCGACCAAGTCATCGTGCTGGACTTCGAGACAGCATGGGGGCGAGCCGCCCACATCAAGCTGGGCTTCTCCACACAGACCAACGAGGAGTACGTGCGTGACCCACGCTTCAAAGCATGGGGCCTGTCATGGAAGTATCTGGGCAGCGATGACGCGCCTGTGTGGGTGACACGCAAAGACCTGCCTGCGTTCTTCGAGTCCATCGACTGGAGCCGTACCGGGGTGCTGGCACAGAACACCATGTTCGACGCGTTCATCATGGCACAGCACTACAACGTGCACCCAGCCTTTCTCATGGACACACTGTCCATGGGCCGGGCACTGCGCGGCGTGGAGGCAGGCAACAGCCTTGCCAAGCTGGCCGAGATGCTGGGCCTGCCGGAGAAGGGCAAGGGCTTGGCCCCATCAGAGAACATCCTTGACGAGCTGCCCGCCGATGTGGAGGAGGTGCTGGCCGAGTACTGCTGCCACGACACGTGGCTGTGTGAGCAGATTTTCTTTGGGCTGGGCGGCTGGAGTTACCCGACCAAGGAGCTGCGCCTGATCGACATGACGCTCAAGATGTACACCCGTGCATCACTGATACTGGACCGCAGCATGCTGATCAATGCGCTCAGCGAAGAAGGAGAGAAACGTGAAGGACTGTTACAAAGGCTCGGCGTGGAGGAAGCTGCACTCGCGTCGAACGACAAGTTTGCGCAAGTACTCGCTGCCATGGGTGTCACTCCCCCTACAAAAATCAGCAAGACCACTGGGAAGACGGCGTTTGCTTTGGCAAAAAATGACGCGCTATTTCAAGCGATGCTCAACGGTGAGCGTGAAGACGTTGCCCTTCTTTGTGAAGCTCGTCTTCGGGTTAAGTCTACGACCGAGCGTACACGGGCACAGCGCTTCCTCGATATATCGGGCAGGGGTCCGCTCCCGGTCCCGCTTAGCTACTTCGGCGCGTCAACGGGCCGTTGGACTGCTGCAAGGGGGTCGGCCATCAACATGCAGAACCTCAAGCGAGGTTCGTTCCTACGCAAAGCAATCATGGCACCGGTGGGGCACCAGCTTGTTGTTGGGGACCTTTCGCAAATTGAGCCGCGAGTACTCGCGTGGCTGGCGGATTACGAAGACCTGCTCGACATCTTCCGGGCTGGCGGTGACCCTTATGCCACGTTCGGTTCTCAGATGTTCAACATACCCGGCCTTTCAAAAGAAAGCCATCCAGACCTTAGACAGTCTGCAAAGTCAGCGCTGCTTGGCTGCGGGTACGGGCTTGGCTGGGCGTCTTTCGCTTCCCAGCTTCTCGTTGGATTCCTTGGCGCTCCTCCCGTACGCTACGACTTGGCCTTTGCGAAGAAGCTCGGGGTCACGTCTGACCAAGCGCAGAAGTTCCTTGACTGGGATGTGAACGTCGAGAAGATACAGGCCATCCCCCACACCTGCACGACCAAAGAGCTGGTGATCCACTGCCTTGCAGCCAAGGCCATCATCGACAAGTACCGCGCCACTGCCACACCCGTGGTGTCGTTCTGGGAGTTGATGAGCAGCCTGATAGAGGAGTCGCTGTACAAGGGCAAGGAGTACAAGCACAAGTGCCTGACTTTTAAAAGGGGGCAGATCGTACTGCCCAGCGGCATGCCGATCAACTACCCGGCACTGAACGTCAAGCGCACAACTGATGAAAAAACAGGCAAGTCTCAGACCGAGTGGACATACGGGGAAAACCGTATTAAACTGTACGGAGGAAAAATAACCAACAACGTCACGCAGGGCGTAGCAAGATGCGTGATGACTGATGGGATGTTGAGAACGTCAAAGCGGTACTTCGTAGCGGGTACGGTGCATGACGAACAGATCGTAGTGGTACCGGATGCGGACGTCGAAGAAGCGAAGACATGGGTCTTGGCTCAAATGACTATGGAGCCGCCGTACATGCCGGGTATACCTCTGGACGCTGACGGTGGTGCGCACCGTAGGTATGGGTTAGCAAAAAACTAAGGAGAAGCAGATGGATGACAGGATTGCAATCGCATTCGAGCAGTTTCACACGGCCAACCCGTGGGTGTACCGCAGGCTCAAGGACTTGGCGCTGGCCATCAAGCAGACTGGGCGTGACCACTACGGGATGAAGGCGCTGTTTGAGGTGCTTCGATTCGAGCACGCCATGGAGACCAGCAAGGCCGATGGCCTCAAGCTCAACAACAACTACACCGCGTTGTATGCCCGCAAGCTGGGGCAAGAGGTGCCGGGTCTGGAGGACTTCTTCCAGTACCGGGAGCGCAAGCCGCGCTGGGTAGTGGGGCAGGTCAGCGCCCCGGGCAGTTTCTTTGCCAAGTCAGTCAATGCATGGGATCAACCAATAGGAGAAGTCAGATGATCATTCCAACACACATCACCGTGGGCAAGCACAAGTACACCATCCACATGCTCAAGCAGATGCCACGCAAGGGCGTCATGGGCACGGTGCACTACGACCTCGGCACCATCCAGCTTGCGACACACAGCAACACCAGCAACGGCAGGTACTCGCCGCCACGACTGCAGGAGAACTTCTGGCACGAGGTCACACACGCCATCCTGCACGACATGGGGCACCACCTGCATACCAACGAGCGCTTCGTCACCGACTTCTCGTCCCGCCTGTCCAAGGCCATCAGCTCTGCAAAGTTCAAATGAAGAAACCAGCATGGAGCCACAGCTCCTTAAAAGACTTTGAGGGCTGCGCCCGCCGTTACCACGAGGTCAAGGTCCTGAAGAAGTACCCCTTCCAAGAGACCGAGGCCACACGGTACGGCAACAAAGTGCACGAGGCCATCGAGTTCTACATCCGGGACAACAAGCCAATACCGCCAGAGTATGCGCAGTTCCAGCCGGTGGTGGACGCCATGATCAAGAAGCCCGGGCGCAAGCTGGCCGAGTACGAGATGGCGCTGACCGTTGACCTCAGACCCACCAACTGGAAAGCGCCAGACGTGTGGGTGCGGGGTATTGCCGACATCCTGATCGTGGATGACGACAACCTGACAGCGTGGGTGGGCGACTGGAAGACGGGCAACAACAAGTACCCAGACCGGGATCAGTTGGTGCTCATGTCGCTCATGGTGTTCGCGCACTTCCCGCACATCCGTAAAGTGAACAGCGCCTTGCTTTTCATCGTCAAGGAGTCTATGGTCAGCATGCAGATGCACCGCGAACAAGCCGAGCAGTTCTGGTGGAAATACCGTGAGCGCACTGCACGGCTCGAAGCATGCTTCGACAACGATGTGTGGAATCCCACACAGACACCGCTATGCGGCTGGTGCCAAGTCACTGGCTGTGAGTTCAACCCCAAGCATTAAGGAGCCAGCCATGGCACAAGCACCCAGCAAACGTAACTACAAACAAGAGTACGCCGACTTCCACGGCAAGCCCGAGCAGGTGGCCAACCGCGCAGAGCGCGTTAAGGCGCGGCGCATCATGGAGAAGTCGGGCCAAGCCAGCAAGGGCGACGGCAAAGACGTCGACCACATCAAGCCGCTCAAGAGCGGCGGCACATCGGTCAAGAGTAACTTGCGTATGCGCAGCGTGGCAAAGAACCGCGCCAGCTCAAAATAAC